TTTCTGTTGCCTCCTGGGCATTAAAAAAGACCCCATCTTGGGGTCTTGCTTTTTCTGGCGGGCCGCCGCGGTTAGGCGGCGAGAGGGCTGCTGGTAAGACTGATGGCAGCCCAGTCTGTGGTGATCTTCCCTTGGTCGATCATCTGTCGGAGTTGGTTGATGGTTTCGCGGTTGAGGTCAACGTCGTAACGGATCACGACCCGCTCGCCGGCTTCCTCAGACGCTTTCTCCGATTCCTCGCGGGCGTAATACGTTTTGTCGGGATTGTTCCGAAGCTCTTTCTTCGCCGCCTTAGTGGCGTCTTTCCAATACTTCTTGGCTCGCTTCGCTTCGTCGCGGCCAGTCCACGCCATTACGTCGAAAACGGGCACCACCTTGCAGTCGCACCCGGTGTGCCACTCATCCATGAACGGTTCGATGTCCTCGAAGTAGTTCGCGGGGTCGGCCTCGAACATCTCAATGATGTCTTCGTCGTCCAAGATCACTGGGTCTTCCCCCAACGGGGTGTATTTCTCGCGCACGCCTGCGTTAGCCGCGCTGCCGTAAGGCTCGTCGGACTTCTTACCGACCGGCCCACGCGAAATCAGCATCAGGCACCACGCGCACGTTTCCCGGCCAGTCGCAACCCTGGCCCAGCCCTGCACACGCGACGACTTCGGATGCTCAACCCTAAGTTCTTGCGGGACGGTCTGACCGCCCCACGTTTGGCGCTCCAGCTTCTCCAGGCCCGCGAGTTGCCGGATCTCCCTGAGGTCTTCTTCAGTCCACGACGCACGCTCACGCCGAATCTCTTCCTCGACCGGCTTGTCCGTTTCCACCGCTTTGATGATCTGCCGGCGCCCCGCGGTTTCGACATCGCGCACCGCGAGCATCGTCAAACGAGTCACCGCCGCTTGGTTGGACTCCTGGGCCTGCATGCCTTTACGGGCAGGCTCCATGTCCTTCGCGAACGTCTCGAAGCTGTACGTTTCGAGTAGCACGTCGTGGCGCGGAAGTTCGGGGTACACCTCGGCCCGCTGCGAGTCATAAAACGTCCTCGCCAACTCAGCCGACTCCCGGCGTTTCTGCTCCACAAACGGGTACATAAACTCCAGCATGTTGACCCAGCCGGTCAGCGACAACAACGGCTGCATAAAGTACTCCGCAACCTTTTGTACAAAAACTGCTGTCGCAGCAGCGATCACAGCGGCAGCAGCGGCGTACTCTTCCGGTGTCACCCGTTCACCAACTCGTCCGGCGGCAGTTCACGCTCCTGCGTCGGCGCCGGCACCGCCCGCGGCGGCCCGTACAACTGGGCCAACTGCCCCATCGGGTTCTCTTCCTCATCCCAACGGCGCATCTGCTCACGCTCAGTGATTGAGTAGCCCATGTCCAGGCGGGCTTGCTCCTTGGGCACAACACCCAAACCGTTCGCGAAGAGTTTCACCGCGGCGTCAGCTTTCGCCGCATACGTCGGCGTTGAGGGGTCGGCCCACACAGTTTCCATGCGGTACATCTCCGAAGGGATGTCGCCGTTCATGACTTTGTGGGCGATCCGCATCGCTTGCTCCCACGAACCGCCAAACACACGGTTCTTACGCTCAACCTTTTTGACGAGCCGCGACTCCGACGACTTAATGGCTTCGGCGCTGGCCGGGTTATCGGAAGAGAACGAAAGGTACTGCGGCGGTAGCCCGGTGTACGCAGCGGCTTTCCTGTCGAGTGCGTCCAACGCATCAACGAAATTTCGTAGCTCGGCAGCCGAAAACTGTTGCGCCTTAGCGTCTGGATCTTCAAACCCTAATATTTTGGCCATGTAAGCGTCATACATCTTCTCCCCGGTTTCGGGGTTCACGCCAAGGTCTTCCGGCTTAACACCAAAGATCAGACGTTGCGGTATGGCCATCAGTTCCGCTGTGCCTTGGAGATCCATCATGATCCTGGCCGCGGCATCAGTGACGCTGCGTATCTCAGGCGTAATCTCCGACGTGCCATACAAATCCGACAGGCGTGTGCGGTTCGGCAAAGGGATCACCGGCACCACACCCAGATCGTGTCGCACCCGCGAGACGAGCCGCCAGTTGTAGTCGCGATTAACAACGTCGCCTTTGTAACTCCACCCGCTGTACGAACCGGTGTACGGCTGGCCCGAAGGCTTCCGCACCCACTGCAACGTCTCGTTCGGCAGATATAGCGTTGTTGATATAAGTTCGGACTGATCTTCGGTGTAGATCGCCCGAATCGCATCAGTGACCTGCCGGGTCCGCGGATCAATCACCGCATACAAAGCCGTAGGCGGCTCCACCCTAATGATCGGCACGTCGCCGGCCACGAACCCGTCAAACTCAGGATCAGGCGCCGAAACCGTAATGTACGCACGCCCATACACGAAAGCATCCGTATGCCCAAGCGTGCCTTCGATGTCGAGGTTGTTGGCGGTCCACCAGTCCCAGAGCTTCATGTCGGCGTCATCAGACCCGCCCATGCGGAAACCCTCAACCTCCTGGCGCTCCGCGAGGGAATCGACATACAGGCGCGGGTAGCCAACGTGGGCGAGCAAAGCCCGCATCTCTGGCGGGACCGCGATACCAATCGCTTCCGGCCGGCGCAGACTGTCGTAATACGCTTTGTCGTCCCTTAAGCCTAGCTGGGATTCCTCGAACTTACTGAGCAGTTCGTCGCGGCGCTGTTCATTCACGGTCGCCATTACCTCACCACCGCCACGCGCCGACTCCTATTGTTCTTGCTCATAAGGTATTCATGCCTTAATCCGTATGCCATGATGGCCGCGACAGCAGCATCAATCTTCTTGGAAGACTCTTTACTTGCTTTCCTCACCGAAAGTCCCCCCCAGTTCGTCGGGTGACGCCGGCAGTTCAGGACGTGTTGCCGCAGAACAACATTGCTGTTGTGCAACAGTTCTTTCTCAAGCACAGAGTCTAGGAACCGCTCGCAGTCGAGAGTGAACTTCTTCTGGTTCGCGCCACGCATGTCATACGCAATCACGTTTCCTGGGCACGCTTGGACTCGGATCTTCCTCCTGAAGTCACGACTCCAGTTGTCGATGTAGCTTTCCCAGAGGTGGGTGTCTGCGCGGAAGCCAACAACCTCGTACTGGGCGAAACACCCACGCACAGTGGCGTCTACGTCCTCGCGTGGGATGTCACCGCCATACAGTTCGGGGTTCCACACCTTGATCGGGAACAAGCAGCCGTCTGAGATCCTGCACGCAACCACCGCGGTGTGGTCGTGGTTCTTCGACCCGTCGAACGCCAAGGTGATTTTGTCGCCCTTCACCAACTCCAGTTCGGAATTGGCGCACGCATCCCACTCATGCGGAGCAATGAACGAATCTTCGGTGGCTAGGATTTGATTTAAGTGCTTCCGGCGGCTCTCAGTCACCGGGTTACGCACGTCGAGGATCGCCTCGACTATCGCATCGACTGGCAGCCAGTGCGAGTCGCCTCTGGCTACCTCGACACCTTCGCGGAGCTTCGCGACACCCGCCGCATAACCCTCGGGATCAACCTGCTGCGAGGGAATCTCAGACACCGGAGTGTCCGCGGGCGCTTCGAGGGCGTCGTAGAGGACACTTACCTCGACTGCGTCACCGGACTGCCATGACACCCAGGCGTCGTAGTCGCGCTCTGCGACACTGTCCTCGCCGGGGATGTGCGCGTTGCACAGTGAGAGGGTGCGAGAGTTCGGGATCTTGGTTACGTTTCCGGCGATCACGCCGGCCAGGGTGTGGCCGTCGTTGCTGTCGAGCCAGAACTGAGTCTCGTTGCGGACTACGAGCGTTGGCCGGTTGCCCTCCATAGCGTGCGGGCTGGATGTAACGGCTTCAATACGACCACCGTTGCCGCTATGGAGTACCGTCTTGTTCACTTCAACTTCGTAGGTGTCCTTGAGTTTCTTGGACACCATCACCGGCATCAGACTCATTGTGTTACGAGTCTGATCCTGCGATACGGCCACTACCTGAATCCAGGGCGCGTGCCTTGGCTTGCCGACCGGGTCGCCCTTCAAATTGAAGTGCGAGAACGCAACTGGGCCGCAGAGTTCTGCTAGCGCGAGCGCGGCGGCAAACGGGTCTTTTCCGGTCCCCTTCGCTTTTCGCGTGATGACATCGCGGTAGAGGTAGCTGCCGTCTTCTTTGACGGCGAACATCCAGAGGATCAGCCGGCACTGCGAGAGCGTGGGCAGGAACGGCCCTTCACCGTCTGGTGACCGGACGTAGGTTGCGAGCCAGTTAAGTAGCTCCCAGCCCAAAGTTCGCTCAGGCAGATACCAGTTTCCGTCTTTCGTTTTCGCCCACACTGGACCGATCATGTGCGGCGGCTGGGGAAGTAGTTCGGGCACGACGCACCGACCTCCCTAGTCGCCATTCCATGATTGTTCTGTTTCGCTTCGATGAGTTGCATGTAATGCAGGCAGGAAGAACGTTACCGATTGAGTGGCGGCCATCCCGCGATATCGGAACAACATGATCCATTGACATGCGTCCGCTAGCGCCGCAGTAGAAACATTTACCGTGGTGCCTTGCGACTAACCGATTCCAGTCCTTGGCAGAGATATGTAGAACTCCGACGCCAGCCATTCGGGACTTACGCTTGCGCTTGGCCCGCTTTGGAACATGCGGGTTGTCCTTCTGGTATTGCTTTGAGTACTCAAGACGGTGTTCACGCTCTTTGCGGTAGCGTTCACGATTCTCGGCAGGGCTGGCTGGATTAGCGCGACTGTAGGCCGACGACTTGCAGGCCCTGGTGCAGTAAAGAGCGTGTGGACGCTTACCCTCTGGCATTCGGACGTTGCACCCGGCGCACCGTTCAGCAGGCTTTTTCTTATAGTGCTTTCGCCAAGCCGCGGAGTCTTTGCAATTCCTGGTGCAGAACTTTCTGCGGAAGTGTGCATCTGCGGGTAATTCGTCTCCGCAGTAATCGCATGCGCGTGTAGCATCGGCCATGTCGGGACTCCCAAATAGTCTCGGCGTTTACCCCGGCGGTCGTTGACGCGACCGCCGGGGCCTTTTGTTCTATTGTACTGGCTTGTCTGACAGTTATTTGTTCCAGGCGATTTCGCAGTCGGACAGCGGTGGTGGTGGCGCGGTGAGGATGACCCTCAGGTTGGTGGAGTTACCGGTGGCGAGGTATTCGAGTAACGCCCGGTCTCTGATGGCGTTGTATCCGGTGGTGGCTTGGGCGCCTTCGACTACTTGGACTACGCAGTCGAGTTTCTCGCGGGCGTTTCTTTCGTTCTGCTGCTGGCGCATCTGCACGAAGACCAAATCGGCTGCGGCGATCAACCCGATGATGAGGAAGATCAGTGTGAGGACATCATTCTTGGGCTTCATTAGCCTCTTTTCGTTTTTCGTTCGCCCACCAGCCGGTGACGGTGGTCATC